AAGTACGAAGCGCAGATGCAATTCCAGATGGCCTGCACGGGCCGGAAGTGGTGTGACTTCGCCTCTTACGATCCGCGCATGCCCGAGCATATGCGACTGTTTGTCAAGCGCATGCCGCGAGACGACAAGCGCATTGCGGAGATAGAAGGCGAGATCGCGGCGTTTCTGCTCGAGATGGCCGTCAAGCTTTCCCAGCTCAATAGTCTCTATGCGGAGGCAGCATGACCCGCGCCCTGGTCGAGATCAGAAGCCGTGCCGATCGCAATCTCATCGAGCGATGGGCGCATGGCGTTCCGGAAGGAACGACAGTTGAGTTTCGTGCGCCTCGCCGTTCTCTCGATCAGAACGCGCTTATGTGGTCCCTCCTCCAGCAGATCAGCAAGCACGTCGACTGGTACGGGCAGAAGCTGTCATCTGAAGATTGGAAGGACGTTCTGACCGCTTCGCTTCGCCGCACCCGCGTTGTTCCAGGCATCGACGCCGGCACATTCGTTCCGCTCGGCATGCGGACTTCGCAGATGACGAAAGAGGAGATCAGCGAGCTAATTGAGCTGATCTACGCGTTCGGAGCGCAGAAGGAAGTTCGCTTCCGTGAGCTTGAGGTGATCGCGTGAGCCGTTCAACCGAGGAATGGATTGGCAAAAATGACGATGATGCGATCCCTCCTCGCGTTCGCCTTAGGGTGTTCGCTCGGGACAATGGTGTTTGTCATATCTCAGGCCGAAGAATCCGGCCGAGTGACGCATGGGACTGCGATCATATCGTCGCTCTTGCTAATGGCGGCGAGCATCGGGAGCGCAATCTTGCTCCAGCGCTTCGTGACAAGCACAGAGAAAAGACGGCCCAGGATGTAGCCGAAAAGGCCAAGAACGATCGCGTTCGCAAGCGCCATCTTGGCATCAAGAAGCCCAGCCGCTTCGCCTGCAGTCGAGACAGCCGATTCAAAAAACGAATTGATGGGACGGTGGTGCTGCGATGACCGAAGCCGAGCGTTTCAAGAACTTCCGCGAGCGCACCTTGCCGCCATCCCACCGCGAAACCAGTGCAGGTCAAAATGCATGTCGCGCCGCATACGAACTTTATCGCGAGAGCCGCATCCAGAATTGGGGCTGTCCCGATCTGACGCCGAGAAGCGAGGAGGCCTGACATGGGTTTCATAATCGCAGCGGCGGTGCTGGCATTCCTCGCCACCGGGATGGCTTCAACGATCGCGCCGCGCGACCGCAAAAATCCGACGCTTATCGGCGGAGTTGCCATTCTGTTTTTCTTTGCTGTGCTTCTCGCCTTAGCTGGAGCGACGACATGAACATCGCGAAGGGAGTTCTCTCCGCTATTGCGCTGATTGTAGTGACCGGCTGCATTATCGGCATCGCCGCGGGCCTGGCTCAGATGGCGGGACTTCGCTGAGATGGGCATGTTCACGGGTCTTGGGAACTAAGGAACATGACTTTTCAGCAATGGGCAGCCGTGAACCATCTCGAAATCTCCGAACGGGGAGCTTTTGAGGCCGTGTGGAATGAACTGAGCGGAGGCGGCTGCTCGCCCGGCAGGTGCCGCGACCTTCTCGATGACGTTCTGGCGCTCATGGAGCGCGCCTCGGAGGATGAAGACGATGACGCTTTTTAGGGACCACATCTCGGACCATCTCACTGGCGCGCCGGCAGATCAGCTTGCACGCCAGACCTATCCAGGGATGGCTCACTTCGCTGCGACGGGCCCGCGAGGGAAGACGTGCAGGGAATGCATTTTCTGGAACCACGGTCCGCATGATTACCGCGCGAAGAACGGGAAGTACCGTGGCCTGATCGAGCCAGCCCGGTGCAAGAAGTATCAGCAGCTCACGACCTTTGAGGGCGACAAGATTCCAGACGAGGCCGCGGCGTGTCGCTACTTCGATCAGAACGAGACGCCTCCTGATCGATTTGCAAAGTCATCTTAATCCCCCGAATAGGAACATGACATGAGCGAAGAAGGCAAAGCCAAAGCAGCCCTCGCATACCTGCTTGATAAGCTGGTCTATTCGGACAGCTACGGCGTTCCCGGCAGTGAGTTTCATTGTTGTTTCTTGTGTAGCGGCGGCGGCTCTCCGAATACGCCATTCAGGCATGATGAAGAATGCCCGGCTCTGAAATGCGAGGGCACTGGTGAGGAGTGGTGGCTAGAGCATCAGGAGGAGATCAAAGAAATAGAAGCTGAGAACGCGAAGTTGCGAAAACAGCTTGGTAAGCGAACTGAGGCGCTGGAGTTTCTTCTCAAGACGAAATGGAAGTCCATCGACAGGGACAATATGGAATTTGAGGGGCGCGTTACCTGTTTCCAGCTTGATCAGGCCCGTGCCGCCTTAACTGACGAACAAGGGAAGTCCGATGTGTGACTGCATAGAGAGCGTCAACAGCGAGTTGGCCAAGCACAACACAAAAATCGTTGTGCCGATGTGGACAGCATCCGGTCGACTTACGCCATTCGTTGAGACCACGAAGCTGGACACGAAGCAGCGCGGCAAGGCGAAGGCACTGTTCGCCACCTTCTGCCCGTTCTGCGGCGAGAAATATTCACAACCGACTTAACGAGTTGTCAACGATGACAAGTACATGGACGCAGGAAGACATCGACCACGATATGGGCATTGATGATGACTGCCCGAACTGTGGCGGCGAAGGCTTCTATTATTCCTGCTTCGAGGAATGGGCTTGCGTTGATCCGGACGGCGGCTGCGGTCTTTGTCGGCGCCGTTGCGATTGGTGCAATTCAAAGCAAACCATCGGTTAGGGAACATGACGGACGACTTCTGCATCATCCATGGATACGAGCACATGCGCTCTCAAATGGGCAATCCGATTCCGTGGTGCGAGGCCTGTGACAACGATCGGGCCCGAAAGCGGATTGTAACCGAGGAGGGCTGCCCGACATGCGCTGAATTGGCGCGCGGAAGCTTTGGCCCTTCTCACGATCCATCGCCCCGGTGCGAGAGCGGCAAGCGCCCGCATTGCACCTGCGACATATGCTTCTGAACTCAAGGTTAAGGGAAACATGACTGAACCTCGGGTAGTTTGCAGGTTTTCATGCGGGGCCGCCTCTGCCGTCGCAACGAAATTGACGCTCAGAAAATATGATCCCGCGCGGGTCGTGATCACCTATAGCGATACACGGTCTGAGCATCCCGACAACAAACGCTTCCTTGGCGATTGCCAGCGCTGGTTCAGCCACGAGATCATCACTCTCGCCTCAACCGACTATGCTGACACCTGGGATGTTTGGGAAAAGGAACGATTCATCGTTAGCAGGCATGGTGCTCCGTGCACGGGGCTTTTGAAGCGTGAACCGACATACAGCTTTGCCCGCTCCGATGACATCTTGGTGTTTGGATATACCGCCGAGGAGCGCGACCGCGCGGAGCAGTTCCGCAAACAGAACTTCGAAGTAATGTTTGAAACACCACTGATCGAGGCTGGTTTGGGTAAGGCTGATTGCCTAGCCATGATTGAGCGAGCCGGGATCGAACTGCCAGCGATGTACAAGCTGGGCTATCAGAACAATAACTGCATCGGCTGCCCGAAAGGCGGGATGGGATACTGGAATAAAATCCGCATCGATTTCCCAGAGACATTCGAGCGCATGGCCGCATTGCAGCGCAAGCTTGGCAAAGGCTCATCCTTTTGGCGCGAGCGAGACACTGGCATACGCATTAGTTTGGACGATTTGGCTCCAGATCGCGGCCACCTTCTCACCGAGCCAAATATAGAATGTTCGCTGGCTTGCCATAGTGCCGAAGTCGCGATTGCGGAGGCCGCCGAATGAGCGATTTTCAGTTTTGGTCATTAATAGTCGTGGGCCTATCGGCGGCAAGTGCGTCACTGGTTGTTGCCATTCGCATGATTCGATCTTTCCCTTAACCTCAAGTCAAAAGACATGAACGCCGACCGCCGCATGACCCTCAAGCAAGCCGCCCTCGCCTTCTTTGGTGACGTGCGTCATGCCGCTACCTTGCGAGCGGAAATCGGCCGTGGGAATCTTGCAGCTTCAAAGATTGGTCGGGCATACTGGACGACGTTGACAGCCTTGCATGAGATGGAAGCCAAATGCCGCGTCGAAAGTCAGGCCCTAAACTCTGGTGGGACAAGAACCGAAAATCCTGGACCATCATCGACGGCCGATCTCGCCATCGCACAGGGTGCGGCGCTGAGGACCTTGAGGGGGCTGAAGCAGCACTTCGGAGTTACAGCGAAAGAAAGTATCGACCGGCCAAGTCTGAAGCGCCGCCCATTGCCGACATCATAGCAACATATGCCGAGGAGCACGTGAAGCACCTCGTTAGCGGAAAGCATATCAGTTACGACTTGGAGAAGCTGACAAAATGGTGGGGTACGAAGCGCGTCACGGATATTACTGCCACTACCTGCAGGGCCTATGCTTCCATGAGGAATGCACCGGTTTGCGCTCGGAGGGAGTTGGGTTTCCTACATGCCTCAATCCGGTATTGGCAGCGAGAGCACGCGCCGATGATGGCCGTGCCAACGATCAAGCTACCTCCCAAGCCAGCGCCGCGGCAGGATTTCATGACCAGGGAGCAAGCCGCCATCTTCCTTTGGAAGGCCCGCAGGACGCCTCATCTGGCAAGGTTCTTTCTATTGGGTTGGTATACCGGAAGCCGACGTAGCGTGATTACGGGTCTGAAATGGTCGATGGTCGATCTTGAAACCGGGGTGATGCGAAGGAAAGAACGCAATGCCGTCCAAACCAAAAAACGAGCACCGCCTGTCCGATTGGGAAATCGGATACTTGCGCACCTTAAGCGATGGCACAAGCTTGATGGTGGAAGAGGTCCAATTGTCCACTTTAGAGGCGTACAGATTCACCGTCCTGTTTCGTCCTGGGAGCGTATCCGGCGGGACGCTGGCCTTCCTGGATATGTTGTACCGCATGTGCTCCGACACAGCCGCGCAACCCATTTGCTGCGCGCCGGAGTCAGCCCTTGGGAAGTTTCGAACGCCCTCGGAATGAACATGCAGACTTTGATTTCAACATACGGTCACCACATGCCCGACTGGCAGAAGGATGCAGCCAATGTCCGATGATTTAAAACTCATACTGAAGACCATTGATGCGCTGGACGAAACCGATCCTCGGCAGACAATTCCCGCCATTCAGGCCGAGCGCCAAAAGCTTCTTCTTATGGCCGCTCGCCTCGTTAGCATTACCGAAAGATTACCAGAGACGCAGAAAACCCTATAAAATGGCTGAAAATCGTGCTAGCGTCCCAAATACTGGTCTTTAGCCTCACCACCTAACCCATTGATATTTCGAGACTGACACAGTGGAATACAGCATGAACGAACCGCGAAACAAAGGCCGTAGCGTTACCAATGCATTACCCCGTCGCTATCGTTTCACTGATGGTGATGGTCGGCCCTACGCCCCCTTTCGCCTCAAGCCCGGCGTCGTCCTCTCAGAGGTTGTCGCCGCATCCTTCCCGGGCGAGGCGGCTGACACTGCTTGGGGCTTGGAGCAGGTTAACCGCCCGCGGCAGGGAGGAGAAGATGATTAAGGAATTGGTCGATCAAGTGGCGCAAGCCATGATGCGCGTAAATGAACATACGGAGGGATTGGCCTATTCGCATCTCATGCGTGAGATGGCCATCGTTGCCGTTGCTACCTGCGGAAAGGGAACGCTGCCGGCATCCAATGATATAAACGAAGACAATATAACTCCCCTTCCCGTTGTCCGCGTTGAACGATGGGGCGAATATATGAGCGATGCAACATCCAGAGACTGGCGGCCGATTGAATCCGCCCCGCGGGACGGGACCTGGATCGCAGCCCTTTATTCTAACAACCTCTACTACGAGCCCGTCATCGTGCATTGGGACGACGATGCAGGTCCCTATTCATGGGTTGGCCGCGAAAATGCTTATTCAGAAGGGCGCATCAGCCTGTGGGCACCGATTCCGCCGCTGCCAGAAATTCCAGACTGAACGGCAAGGTAAGGGGACTGGTGATGATAGATGATCCCGATAGAGAAAGGCGCACGGGCGCGCATCTTCTCCAAACGGCACGATCTCTGGGCTGGAAAGATGATGGCGAGGGAGCGCTTGAATTTATGTTGAGACGCACCCGTGAGGTGGCAATTGAGGATTGTCAAGATGCGCCTGCTCCAGAAACATGCTTCGACTGCGGCAAACGCGAGCCCTGCGATGACGATTGTCCGAATGCCCCTTAACGCGCCCTCAAAGGAAACGACGATGCTCAAGAGACTATGGTGCTACTTCCGAGGCCATCCATATCCGTGGGTTTACATCTGCGAGCCTGACGATTGGATTCTCAATAGCATGCCGCCGAGCAAGTGTTCGAACTGCGGGTGCACGTCTCACTAAAGGAAGCCACATGAGCGACATTATGCAATCGCTGGTCCGACAGAACCTCATGCAAAGGGAGGGCTACTCGCCCTATTGCGGAGCGGCCAAGTGCTCCCATCGCTGGCCGCGAACCGTATTCGATGGAGAGCAATTTAAGTGCGATTGCGGCTGGCGCTCACGCTTCGAACCCGAGTTCATCGCTCGATACAAAGAGCGGTGGGGATCGCCAAAGACAATGTCTGACCAGATCGAACTGGCGGCAGCGCGGGCGGCGATCCGCAACGTCGTCATTCCTTAACGCGTCGAATGGGTGAGCCATGACACTTGCTGACGAATTGGAAGAAGCCGAGGCCCGCGTTGCCGAGCTAAAGCGTCGTGCAGCGACCGCGACGTGCGCGGAGATTGGCCACGACTGGCAATGCCTGGGCGGCCGGAATTGCGGCTGTCACGATTGGTCGAACTGTTCGGTGCCCGTTCATGAGTGCCGGCGCTGCGGCGGATGCGACTATGGCGACAATACTGAGACAGCGGAGATCGTCCGCCACTGCAAGGAGCATTATCCGGAGTGGCACGATCCCGCGATCCAACTCGAAAACTTTCCTTCTTAGACAGGAACCGTGAATATGAAAAGGCCGAAGAAAAAACCCGCCAGAAAGCGCAAGCCATCGCCGCCGAAGCTGCAGGATACTACCGAGCTTTGCAAGGAACTCGTCGCGATGGCTGGCCTGCTTGAAGACACTTATGTTGCACAGAAAATCTACAAAGCGGTGCGACAGCTTCAGTTATTAGACGAGGCCGCGAATAACGCCGGCGTTTTACCAAATAGGTAGAACCCGCACATGGCCAAGGGCGACGGAAACCGAGATAAGGGAAAGGGCATCACATGGCTGCGGGCGCATGTTGCCTATTCAAAAGATGATTGCCTGAAGTGGCCTTACTCTACCGATAGCCGTGTTGGGCGCGGCAGGGTCGGATACAAGAACAAGCTTTGCTGGGCACATCGCGTTATGTGCGAGCTGTCGCACGGCACCGCTCCGGAAGGCAAGCCGCAAGCAGCCCATAACTGCGGCAATGGCCATCTCGGCTGCGTGAACCCTCGTCATCTCGAATGGAAGTCGAACCAAGAGAATTGCCAGGACAAGATCCTGCATGGTCGCTCACAAAACCGTCTTGGCATCAAGGAACTGAAGCCCGAGCAAATTGCCGATATCAAGTCCCTCGGAGGAACGATGGCGCAGTTGGCGATAGCTGAACATCTTGGCGTGTCCTTGAGCTGCGTCCAGTATCATCTTCACGGCAAAGAGCGCTGGCCATCGCACAATCAACTATCTCAGCAGAAACAGGATTTGCATGAATAGCAACGAGCGAGCCAGAGCGGCCTATGATTCCTTCCGCATGGGCCTGAGAACGCGCCAAAAAGAAATTCCGCATTGGGAGGATGCTCCGTCCTGGCTGAGAGACATCGCCTTGGCGGCATATCTACAGGGCAAGCTCGACGGACTTACTCAGCAGTTAAAGGAATTACCATGAAAATCTGGTTTGATACCGAGTTCATCGAGGACGGCAAGACGATCGACCTGATCAGCATCGGTATGGTGCGTGAGGACGGCGCCACGCTCTATTATGAGCCTCGGGAATGCGAGCGCCAATATGCAACACCATGGGTGAAGGAAAATGTGTTCCCGCACTTACAGGGCGGCGAAGCGATAATGTCACGCAGTTTCATTGCCCGGAAGATTATTGAGTTCGCCGGAGAGAAACCCGAGTTTTGGGCCTATTATGCCGACTATGATTGGGTGGCGCTGTGTCAGCTTTTCGGTCGCATGATCGATCTGCCGAAAGGCTGGCCGATGTTCTGCCGTGACGTAAAGCAGTGGTGCGATGACTTGATGAACCCGGCGCTTCCGAAGCAGACTTCGATGGAGCACCACGCCCTTGCCGACGCTATTTGGACCAAGGAAGCTTGGGAGTTTCTGCGGCAACAGCAATATGCCATCGGCGTGGCCAGCAGTCTGCCGTTTGCGCGGTAATGTTCCTTACCATCACATTAAATCGGAGAACCGAAATGCTGGCCGATCTTTTCTTGCAGGCGCTGGAGCGCGAAGAAGTTGTTCCTCAATCAATCGAGGTACTGGGCAAAGAAATGGCACGGCGTCTTAAGGAAGCTGAGCAGACGCTGGCGTCCATTGCGGCGATGTACGTCAAGACGTATCATGAACTAGACGATCTGAAGAAGGCTTCGCGGTAACGATGACGGAAAGCACATTGCTCCCCTGCCCGTTCTGCGGTAGCCCGGATGTCTCCGAGGAGAAGAACTCGGATGGATGGCCGATTGTCATGTGCGACGATTGCGGAGCCTGTGGCCCCTGCACAATGCTAGATCGCGACAACTCCAACAACCTTTGGAATAGTCGCCAGGACGGTGAGGATAGGCACAAATGACCAAGAAGCCGAAGGTGGTTGCGAGCTACGGTGATCCCAGGAAGTCCAAGCGCTGGCCGGCGAAAAGGATCCGGCGCGAGTTTGCTAAGGAAATCCTCGAGGCCGACAAGCGCCCTCCCGAGGCTGTATTCGACAACGCGAAAGACATGCTGGCATGGCTCGACAAATAGTCACCTTACTGAGCAATTCAAGCCAACGCGATCCTGACGCACACGTAGATCAGCACTAGGACTAGCGCCGCTCTCCACAGGAACGGGAAGTATCCCGAGAGGATGCGATCCTCCAGCGTGCGCGGGTCGTGCGGATCCGCATCAGGATCGGTCATGTTTTCTTCCGTTCGCACGTCCGCAGCCCAAGCTTGCGCAGATAGACCACGATGAAGCGGGCTGTCAGACCGAGTTCTGCTGCCAGGATCGCAGGGTCGACGAAGTGGAATTCCCGCAAATAGGCGTCTCGCTCTGCAGTTCGGCCGCGGACCTTGAAGCGGGGCGTAAATAGGTCAGGTGCAAGGACCGTCACTTGGTCCTGTGCATCTTGACATTGATTGATCGGATGCCGGCCAGGAAGTTCGGCTGGTAGGCACAGGGCCTCATGGGATCAAGGTTATCGCAAATGGCCTTGGGCTGATGAGCATCAGCGGCGGCGCAGCATAGGGCTAGCGCCGCCGCCAGGATGAGTCGGAGCATTACGCGGCCGGCGGGGGAAGCGGCACGCCGGTAGCCCCAGTGAATGCGGTATGCATCGCCGTGGTAGCATCGGTGATCTGCGTGGTCAGTGCGACGATGGCCGGGTCCTGGTTCGTCTGGGTATTGATCTGCGCAACCAGCGCAGCAATGTCGGAAGTGCCTTCCTGGATAAACGCCGCAACTGCGGATTTGAGGTCGTCGATGGCAGCCATGATGGTCTCCTTTGTGAGGTCAATTTTGTCGTCAAGTTCCTCAAGGCGCCGCATTATATCGCAACGCGCCTCAAGATGGTGGTCGTGGATGTAAATGTGGATATCCATCTCAACATCCCCGACAAATGCTAGGGCCGCGCTCTATCGGCGGCAGAGGTTCAACTCTTGAAGGCTGACTTCTGTCCGGGTGCGGACAGATGCCGGACTCGTTCTGGTTCTCGACTCGGCACTCTTGCTGATCAGCGCGTGGGAAAGTGACCTAAGCCACCCCCGGCGCTCAAAAGACATGCGATGAGGCCAAAGATGATATAGATGCAGATGATCGCGATGATCGCCCAAAGCACGATCTGGATGATTTGCACGACGATCGCCGGTAGGAACTGCGTCACGTAAGGCAGCAGCAGTTTGATGATCGACCAGATCGCAACTACAATGACGATGTAGATGCAAAGTTGCATGGCCCATGCGAGCGAGAAGCAGCCCATTGTGGATATCCTTCTTTGCTTGTGATGCTCACGACGCCATCGCCGTGAAATTCAGTCGCCGATGATGATCGGATAAGTCTTGCCGTCCTCAAGGAGGCCGCGCTCGCGCAAGAGGTTCACCACGATGTATTCAGGGAACAACTCCTTGCCCTGCTCAATGTCGAATTGAGCGCGTATAATACGGTAGTTCGGTTCGAAGAGACGGCAGCGAGCCTTGAGAATGATGGGCATCATCAGTGCCGCAGGAAAAGAGCCGCTACAGCGACACTTGCCATAAGCACAGCGATAGCCCAACCGAACAGCGCGTTCATCCCCATGCCGCGTCCGCCGGTCTCCCAGCGGAATTGCTCTAGCTTCGCGGTCCGGTCGGAGAGGTCGTTCTTGACTTCCTTGAGCTGGGTGGCAAGCAGGGTGGAGGCTGCGTCCTGGTTGGCGCGAAGCACCTTCGCCAGCTCCAGGTCAAAGGTTTGCTTCTGTGTAGCTAGTTCATTGTTGCGCCGGGTTTCAGCTTCAATCTTTTCATTGACCCGACGCGTTTCGGCAGCGCGGAGATCGTCTTGGCGTTGGATGGCAGCCTGTACGAGATCAAGGACGTTCTTGGTAGGGTCGATGACCTGCCCCCCAAATGAATCGATCCCTATACCGGGACGCTGCTTAGGTGTGCCCTCCACCATCGATGATATTTTCCCCGCTCTCTTTCCGCCACTTCCACCATTCTGCGATGCCGACCGCAACGCAGATGAGCCCGACAACGATCAGGAAGACGGCGAGCGAATAGAGCTCCACCATCACTTGCCCATCAGGGTTTTGAAGCCAAGCCAGACCGCGCCGATGAACCCGCCGACGATGGATGTGACCACGATTTTGAAGGTGTAACCTTGGGCCTGCTCGATACTCTTCCGCCAGCGCCGCAGATGCTGCAGGTCCGCCCGCAGCTCTACGCGATCCTCTTCCTCGATCCCGAACGAAGTCAGGATCGTGGCGAGCGTTTTCAGGACAACTTCGTCTATATCGCTGTTATGCAGACGTTTTTGCTCTGCGAGGACTTCGCTTACGACCTCGCGGATTTCTTGCTCTTGCATCTTGCTCACGGCGCTAGTGAGCAATTTTGAACAGTATCCATTAAGGAAGTTGTGATTTCCTGTAGTGCAGCCATCGTATCAAACCCCGCCTGGTTTGGTGTGGTGGTTAGGGCCTGTCGCTCTGTTCTAGCAGGGCGATGGGTCCGCTCGCTTTAAGTCCCCTGTGGACATAACGATTTGTAGGTCAGCTCGTTCGCCAGAAGTCGCTTTTTTACTCCCTCGGATGCAACGATTTTACCGTCACCTTTTTCAAGAACGACTCTCTGGTAGATTTGACAAAAGCTATCGATTTCATGCTGCGTGCAGCTACTTGGGCTCAAGGCCAGCAAGCTGAGCGTCAACGGCATCATTCGTAAGAGCATTAACCTGATCCTTTATTGTCTTGGCCGCCTGCGTCTTGGTGAGAATGGATGCAGAAATTTTTGCGATCTCTGCATCCGTCCCGGCCTGAAACTGCTTGGCATCTCCGACTTGCGTCATGATCGCATCGACGATCTTGAGAACAAGCAAAGCAATCTCGGCCCATGTGAACATCAGGCGCCGCTCTTGGCGTCAGAAACCGCCGTTATCACAGCCGGCCCAGCCGCAGCAGTGGTCTGCACGTTGACGCCAGGAAGCGCCTGTGCGGAAGCCGCGATGGCCGCTGGACGATTGGAAACCCACGACCAGATTGCCGGTCCAATGGTCGCCGCGCCGCCGACAATCCAAGCCCATGTTTCGGAAGATACCCATCCCTTGGCAAGAACGAACCCGCCAATCGCCGCGAGAATGGCCCGGATAATTCCGGTGATTTGGTCTGAAGTCATTTCAATTCCCTTATATGCCGAGATGCCGCTCGGCGTCGGACAGTTCTCCACAGTCACTCTAAGCGAGCCTGCAGAGAACTAATTCAGGCAATTACCATTGCGACGGCGTTCTTCTGTACGAACGCAACGCGATTGAGCCAGCCCTGCGTAAACCGAGGCTGATGTAGCGCCCGATAGAATGCAGCACTGGCCGCCGATAGTTTCTTGATCAGGTCTAGCCCGTTGGCGTTCTTGATCGCCTCGCGCGTGATCGGACCTATCCGGCCGTCAGGGGTGACGCCTAGCGCCTGTTGCAGCAGCTTTGCCGAACGACTAGGGCCATCGAGCACGTTATTGTTGAAGACGATGTAATCAACGCCTGGAGGCAGGCTATCGCATAGCGATCCCCAATATTCATCATGGTAGATCGCAACGATATCAGCCTGAGGTGCCTTCCAGACATCTAGCGTCGGCTGGCCCTTTTCCCGGCGCCAAGCGTCGTATTCGCGCTGCGTGATGCCGCGGGAGGTGCGTCCCCCGTGGTCTGCCGGGTCATCATCGTTGCCGCCTTCTGATTGCAGGACGTATTTCAGGCTTTGGGTGAAGTTCGAGGCTACCATTTTAGGTTTCTCCAAAGAAAAACCGCCCGAAGGCGGCTATGGCTTGATCCCTAAAAGACAGCGGTGTTACGATACTTCGCCATCTTAAGGAGGCGTCTATATGAGTGCCGAAAGGACTATCGAAGAACAGCTTCTCTTTGCGTGCACTGAAGTCGTCTGCTGCGCTCGACAAGTCGGCACCATTATGCCAAAGGCCGATGAAATCGTGATTTCGATGGCAGTCTATAGAATGGTCATCAACGCGATGCGTCGTGCTGAGGAAAAGCCTGAGATTACATCCGACCAAGAGAGATGAGCGTCCTGCTCGCGGTCCGGGATGCTCGATGAAGAACCACGTCTATAAGCTAGATGCGTTGCGCGGCTTGGCCGCGCAACCTGTCGTACTCAGCCATGCGGCAATATTAGTGGATCCTAAATCCTCACATGTGATCCTCGGCTGGGCCTCACTCCTCGCCGTAATCTTCTTTTTCATCCTGAGCGGATATGTGATCGTTGGCGGCCTACACCAATCCTTGAGCCGAACTGGGTCGATTGACCTCAAGGATTTTTTCGTCAAGCGCCTCGCAAGGATCTATCCTCCATATCTCTTCACGATCATCGCTGTAGTGATCTTTAGCACGCTGCCGCACCGCGCCACTTCCCCAATCCATATGGGCCTCTACCCATGGACGCCCGGCGCGCTGATTCGGGCGCTGACTTTTGCTTTCCACGGCACCGATCCGATTGTTATTGCGCCGGTTTGGTCGCTGCGCCTTGAAGTATGCCTTTATGTGATATCCGGACTTCTATTCGCGGCGCTAGCGGCAAATGGCTTGATCCGGATGATCCTTGCCATCGGCGTAGCCGTGTTTTCTACGATATTCTTTTTCAGCCTCGCTTTTGCCTTCGCGTCGGCGTGCTTTTTCGCGCTAGGCGGCGTGGCGTATTTGCTGACGCGCAATATCATTGTAGATCAAGAGCATCGCGCGTGGATGATCTTGGCGCCGACCGGAGGATGGTCATATACACTATACCTGATCCACATGCCGATCGTCGCAGTCGTCGTGGATTATCTCACGCTTTCGATTACTGACCCTATAATTCTGATCGTGCTCTGCTGTCTGGTCGCAAACATTATCAGCTTTGCCCTTTCGACGTTTCTAGAAAGGCCGAAGTTCTATGCATCGCTGCTGCGGAGGTTGACTATAGCGCCCGCACTGCGGCTTTAAACTGCGCCAGTGTAATAGTTGCCTGCCCTTTGAGGACTCGAATATCGTTTTCGTGCTTGAAGCAGACTTTGAGCGTAACGACATCCCAGCTATCGAGCGGATCAGGCGTGATCGGAGTTGCATCGAAGGCCTGCACGAGAGGACCTGCAGCAGCATCCGTCAGCGCATTGATCTCCTTGCCGCCATTATACCAGATCGTCCATGTTGTCTTGTCGGTCCAGTTCGGAACAGACACGCCGACGACGCCGATACCGGCAAGCGCCGCATTGAGGTTTATGAGTCTTTGATCTGCCAAGTGCACCTCCTTCTAGTTCCAAAGCATGATGCTTAGATTGGCAACAGAAGAAGAATTAAAGCCGTTTGCGTTTGTCCCGTCGCTGGCTTCTAACGCTGCGATGAAATGCAATCCAATCGCTGGGAAAAACGCTTTTGTTGCAGAATTTGCCGCAACCGCCGAACTAGCTGCGCCCGTTATGACCTGAGATGCCTGTCCGGAAAAAGCAGACGTGCTATCGAGGCCTACCCCGAACGTTGCCCTTGCATTCGTAACTGCGGTAGTATCGCATCTGGTTGCATAGCTTGCATAGACCGCATTTTCCTGTTGCCCGATTACAAAGGAAACCTGATTACCTGCGCTTGCTCGCGCCTGTCGCGTCGTCGCGGACGAATAGGTGTAAGATACGCCGCTATCTACAACATCAGTTGAGATGTTGACGCGATTGTACATATTCCAGACGCCGAAGAAACCGGCAGTGCCGCCCGACGCCGACGCACCAAAAATGAAATCGAGTTGTGACGAACCATTGCTTCGTGTCGTGCCGACATAAGTTCCGCGAGAGGCGGCTGGTCCATTCGTGATGCTGGCATTGTTTAGCCAGATGCCATTGACCAGGGTTAGCGCAGTGCCGGCCGAACGTGCTGTATCGCTTGTCCAGTCGGGGCCGTGACTTATTCGAATGGTCCCGCTATCGTTCCAGATAAACCAATCATTGACTTTGCTTGCTCCGATCGCTGCAGGATTCTTGGTGGTATCCGTCGTCAACACGGAAATTTCTGCGGTCGCAGTCGGCACCATGTTCGTGCCATCGTAGATCGGCACCATATTGCCAAGATATGGAGTATAAAAAATTGTGGTCTTGGCGCTTTGCGTCGTGGTCATGACGGGAACGCCGGTCTGCAGCGTCAAGCGACCTTGAGGAGCGAAATATGAAACAACAGCACCGGTTTGGCCGTTTATCGATGCAACAGAACCTGCCGAGCCAACCGAGGAAATGGTTGCTCTCTTAAGTGCTCCCGATGCCGCCTGATCCGAAATCACGATCAGATCGGTCGCCGCTGGTGAGGCCTTCAATGTAAACGATGCGATATCAACTGCAGTTGGTGATGCTGCACCAGAAGTATTGTTGACGACGAATGACCAGGCTGCCTGAGTGGTCAGGCCGGACAGGGGCAAGCCCGTGGCGTTGGTGAGTGTCGCAGATGCTGGCGTTCCAAGAGCACCACCAATGAAATATGCCGCGCCGGTCCCTACTTCATCGGTCAGACATCCGCGGAGGTTGGCGCTAGATGGCGTGCCAAGGAACGTCGCACATCCAGCGCCGAGCCCACTAACACCCGTGCTAATTGGCAGCCCTGTGGCATTGGTAAGCGTCCCAGAGGACGGCGTACCGAGGGCACCATTGAAGGTGATGAAAGCGCCGGCCGACCCGATGTTGACACCGAGCGCCGTTGCAACGCCGGTCCCGAGTCCCGTGATGCTCCCGATGGCTGGGGCACATGTGGCAGCCGAGGCCGCGGTAATCAGTCCCTTGGCATTGACCGTGAAAGCTACACACTGCGTCGTCGAACCGAACGAACCAACGTTGGCATTGACCGTCGCAAGCGTGATCGCACCAGCGGCAGACAGGGTGACATCACCCGTTATCGTCTTGCAGAGTGGGTCGGCGGATGTTTGGCCAACCGCGATCTGCGCCGACGTGCATAGCGCTGAGCCGTATCCAGTGACGCCAGGACCCTTGCCAATGGCGAAGGCGTGATTGGTAACTGTGCCGCTTTGTGCGAACGCCGCAGAGGCAATAAAAAAGGCCGCCGAAGCGACCGTGAGAAGTCTATGCAGATATTTCATCCGATGACGTATCCAGCTCCAGAAACAGGGGAAAGCCTCAGACTTCCGGTGTCGCCCGCAATCGTCCAAGAGGTGAGAGCACCGGGAAACTTATCCGTGCCGGTCAGGTTAACCGTGATATTGTTCGTGCCGGCGTCGCCCTTCCAGTCATTGATAACGACCGGGCATGTCTTGGCAGAGGCAAGCGGCATGTTGAGCGTAATTGCAGCGCCAACCGTCTGATCAACGCGAACGATACCGGCATTCGGCAACACGGAGACGGGACCCGCTGCGATGATGTGCTGATCAATCTGCCCCGCCGCGGCGATGAAGGACGAGAGCGAACCTGCTTTCCAACTCTGCGTCGTTACATCCCAGATCGCAATCAGCGTTGCCGCTGGATTGATGATCGGGCTCGGATCAAGGATCGTATAGTCGGCTCCAAAGGTATAGGTGCCATTGGCCTTGACGACTGTAAGGAAGTCGTCGACCGCGATATTCGCGGGAAAGCGAACATCCATCTTCCCCTTGAGGATCGGCTTGGGAAGAACCTTGATCTTGAGGACGGGGATCGTCATATGCGCGCTACGCCATCAATGATCGAGAGCGTTCCGGTAAAGAGCGAGATTGTTTCACCGTTCAATAGATAGAGGCCGCCGATCTTGTAGGCACCGGGGCATAGGTTCTGCATCTCAGTCACCGATATATCGACCTCAAAAATGCCGAGCGAGACAATGACGATTTTGCCATTGGCGACCGATGCCTGGATGCGCCGGCATCCGTCGAAATCCTTCACATCGACCTCGATGCTCGCACCAGTGAAATCCAGCAGATCGCCAGTGTCAGCATCGTTGAACTGGAATTGAGTTTTCCAGTCGGCTTTGTTGGTGAGAGTCGTGTTGAGGATAATGGTCATGCTCAGAGCTTGATATAGATTGTTATTAGAATGGCTGGTGACGCGATCGAATGCGCACCACCACCAGATGGATTAATAGTAAGTGTAAATAACGTTGCGCTGAGCGATGTAAGATCACCGAGAGCATGTGATCCTGATCCGAAGTTCAAAGCTCCACTATGGTTGAATGAAAGCCAGTTGCTGGCTCCGGAATCTCCAAGATTGATTTGAGCATTGTTCCAGGGAATATTCGCAGGAATTTCGCCAATGGAGAGCGTATGGCTTTGGTTGCCGCCTGCAGCTCCAAGGACTGTTGCTGCCGTCCCAAAATAAGTAGCTGTAAGACGACCAGCCGCGGTGTTTCCCATGTCATCGACGCCAGCCATGGCTCGACCACGACAATCAGGAAGCGTCAATGCTTTGTTGGCCGCCCAGTCTGCCGCAGCGGTCAGACCGCGTCCGCCGGAGACAGCCAGGTTTGCATCAGCACCCCAGAGGTATTGAAACAACGCTTGCGTATCCAAGTTGGCGCGTTCCGTTGCGCCTGAGGTCGCCGAGCCGATCGTGCGGCCGTTGCAACGGACAAATCCGGTTAGAGTGCCCGTGCCGTAGAACGGCTCGAGGTGGCCGGTCTGCATGACTGTCGTTGGATCGACGACGCCACCGCCGCCGCCTCCAGACGAGGCGCCAACGACAAGCAGATTGTCTCCCACAAAGACTTGAACGCCGGCCGAACTCTGGAGCCGAACCTTGATCAGCCCATCTGCGACGAAGAATTGTGGCAGGCGCCCTGCCGCATCACAGGTAAGCGGGTTGGGCTGGACGAGCGTTAACCCGCTGTCTGAATAGGAGTTTTGCGGAGTGGAAACCGTGCCAGCCTGGATCACATAGAGTTTGCAACCCGGCATGATATGCGCGGTCAGGTCGAATTGCGGAGTGAGGCTGAAACCGGGTATAGTGCCGGCGCCCTGAGCGACCGCGACAAATGCAAAAAGCCCCGCTAGAGCGAGGCTGAGGCGTTTCATCATGATGCGATTGATCCAGTTTTCAGTGATATGCGCGACGACTTGGGCGCACATCCATTACAAGCTGACAGACAACGGATATTTGATTGGTATCGTTTCGCTATTCGCCGCGTTCGCGGCAACGGTACTCATTGTCGAGATCGGGTTACTGCCGGCTCGGTTCGCGCGTGTTCGCGATCGATTGTTCGGCCTGAAGGATCAGCCGGGAGACGAGATAACCAGCCTCGCTCGACCCCTTTGGCATCGCCGCGATACGCTCCAGGATTTTTCCCGACCGCGGATCGGTCAGGATCGTCGCTAGTTCATTCAGGTTATTGCCGAGCTTCCACTTTGACCATTTGTCGTTGACGATCGACCACCATTTGCCGGGGCTAAGGCCGGTTTTGACCGCTTCGCCCATCGTGGTGGATCCCTCCAGCATCTTGCGATCGGCCGCATTGAAAGCGGTCAACGAGCCCTTGGCCTGGCGCGTCCCGCTTGCTTCTGCGGCTTGCAGGAAACCATCAAAGCCAGCCCATAGCTTGTTGCCATTCGGGAGAGCTTCAATCGCGGCCCTCAGGTTTTCGCGCTGCTGAGGATTGCCGACAATGGCCTTGGCAAATCCAGCGGCGCCAAACTGATTAGGACCGGATTGAAGCACGCGAGTTGCTTCGTTGAACACCGACTCCAGATGCGCCCGCACAAGCTGGGTTGCGGCATATGGGCTTTTCCTGGAGAGCGCGGAGACAGCCGTCGAAATCTCGGCGTGGCTGTTTGGCAAGGGATTGGTCGGAAACAGCGCGTTGATCGCCTTGCGCGTATCAGGCTTGTCGGCGATCCTGCCCAACGGGCCGTCAAGGAGCGGCTGCAAGAACCTCTCCCGCGCCTGAGACTGGATATCGAGCGCGACGCTATAGTCTGCCGACTTGGCCTCTCCTATCTGCTTCAGCAAGCCGGCCGCGCGCTCATTCGCCGCGCTCACCTGTTGATTGGCCTGCGGGTTGAATTTTGAGCCTGCGTTCTTCGCGCCCTGGTCGAAGTATTTTTTGACCTCATTCAGGAAGCCAACGCTGTTGTCCGGCAGATGACTGACATAGCTATTGAGTTGCGGGTTCTTGCGAACCGCGTCCCGCGCCTCCTTGAAGCCCGGGATCATCTTCACTGCCGCCATTTCAGTCGGCGTCAGGCGCACGCTTTCAGCATTCTTGTAATACGGTTCGGAAGCCCTGTTGATGCTCTTGCGAACGTCAGTCAGAACACCCTGAGCGGCATCGCTCGCTTGCCGGCCGACCGTTGAAGGATTGGCCGTGCCCGGAGAGACATTGCCGAACTCATTGAGTGCCGCCTGATCGAACTGCTGAGGCCGATCGGCAAAAACCTTCTGCATTCGCGAGCGCGTTTCCGGAGAGCTCTCCAGAATGCGCTGGGTGTCCGTTAGCACCGGCTTTTTTGTGACCTGGCTCAGCGCCTCAGGCCACGTCAGATCAATGCCGCGGCTCTTGGCATCGATCATCAATTTTCGTGCAGCATCGACATCTGCCTTCCCTAAGCCTTCCGGCAGTTGAGATCGGATGACATCTGATGCCGAGCCCGGACGCGACAGGATCGCGCCTGCGCCTCCAGTCACCAAGGCAGCCCCAGCCTTTGCATAGGGCTGATAGGGTGTTCCTTCCGTCGCTTGGCTCGCTGCTTCAGCGGCAAGCCCTGGCGCCACCGCCTGCAATCCGATCTTGCGTGCAAGGCCACCCGGGCCGGTTAAGGCTGCAGGCACGAACTCGCCGACCGTCTCGGCATATTTGCCCGGCGTCGTCTGCGGCGTGTAAAGCGGCGCAATGTTCTCTTCAACTGCATCCTTGATCTGGCCTGATCCGAGCAGCGGCGGCCGATCCTCACGCCGCGTCGTCTCAACCCCGAAGGCTTTACCCACCGCAGCCGTTGCCCGGTCAAGACCGCGTGTAAGGTATTCTGAAGCATCACCAGGCAGGCCGGCGAGACTAATCACCCCCTTTTCGATGCCGGTAGCTGCTGACTTTGCGATATCACCAAGATCGACCGCAAACGGGTCATGGTCGACGGGCTCGAGCTTTGGGCCAGTCGGAGCCGGGCCGACATAGATCCTGCCTGAGCTGGTCGTTGGACCGCCTGCAAATGGATCATGATCGACGGGCTGGAGGTCCATTATTGAACGACCTTCAGATATTTGCCCTGCCGATTGGGATCAGGCACATACCAATTCCCGTCAGGAGCCTTTTTTGCGCCATCCATCGGAGGCTGCGCGGATGCCGTAGTAGTCTTCGGCGCTTCGTTTATCGCCTTGTGGAAGTCCTTAATTTCACCCTCGGTGAACATCGGGTGCGCCTTGAAGTAGGCCGTCACCTGCTTATCGAAGCCTGCATCTAAGCTGCCATTCTGCTCCTTGTAGTTCTGCGCCATCTCGGCGATATCGCCCTGACGCTGATACGTCCGCTTCTGGATTTCAACGAGCAGCTTGTTGGCCGGGATCGAGTTTTCCGGAGCCGCCGCGGCCTGCTTGGCGAGGTTCATTTCCGCAACGCGAATAGGACCGAGCCCCTTAAGAGCGCCAAAGGATGCCAGCACGCCGGCCGCCGTTGCCTTGCGCAAGAACTCCTGCGGGACCGCGGCGTCCGGATCGATGCCAGCCGCACTCTTCAGGCGCTTGTAAAGCAGATTGTACTTTTCGCCCGCACCGGAGAAGAAGTTCGGGTCTTCCATCTGCTTCTGGAGCATTTCCAGCTGCGGAATTTCCTGTTGTGCCTTCACGCCAGCATCGACAAGGGTCTGATACTTCGCGGTACCAGCCTTGGCTTCTTCAGTCGCGGCGGTTTTCTTGGCCTCGGTCTCGGCCATGAAATCCTGCAGCGTTCCCTTATAGCCCTGTCGCCGCGCGAGGTCATATTCCTTGATCGGGCCAGTCGGCGCACTCTGCTCTTGCAGGGCTTTAAGCCGCGTCATGGCCGCTTCCTGCACCGACTTTGGATAAGCTGGGTTGCTTGCAATCGCGGTATATGTCGCGATCTGCTTTTGAACTTCAGGGTCAGTCCCGGTCGGAATAGCGCCGCGCGTGGCGATCGCGGAAGGCGCGCCGAACGTGCCCTGGTTCTGCTGGGGATCAGGCTGCGGCGCGGCCTGCGGAGGCGGCTGAGGCGCTTGCGGCTGAGGCTGTCCTGGCTGCGGAGCGCCTGCCTGCACCACCTGACCGATGCCGGCGCGCTTAAGCTGCTGGATGGCAGGGACGATCACATTGCGGACGCGCGGGTCATTCAGATCGATCGGAGCCATGGGATCGTCGACGCCGAGTTGGCGCGCAACGGCGGCACTCGCGGCTCCGAGCTGATCGTTTGGGATACCCTGCGCCGCGACAACGCTCATGACCGTATCCGGCGGCTTTTGCTGAGGTGCAGGTGATCCGCCCTGTCCTCCCCGCTGCAACGGAGGCGCGACGGTCGTAGATGCATTGCGGTTGCTTGAGGGAGGGCTGACGATCGGAGATGCACCGCCGCCGCTTTCCATCTGGCCCATCTTGCTAGCGACATCCTGGCCAAGCTTTAGCTGATCCCTCTGAATGCCAAGATTTGAGGCCGCAACGCCCTCGTTCAGTCCGCCTTTCTCGAACAGCGTTTTCGCCATTGCGGCGAAATCAGGCTGCCCATTGGCATCAGTTGGAACGCCACCGCGGAACGCATCGCGCAATTCGTTTTTGGCAAACTCATCACGGCCCTTATAGTAACTGTCGAACAGGTTCGAGAGGCCAGAGAAGTTCGCCCGCGAGCTCGCACCAGCGCCACCCGCAATGATTTGGTCGATGTCAGCCATGTGCGCCCTTACTTGAACATGCTGAATAGGCCGCCGCTGACTGGCGCACCGCCAACCGAAGTCGGCCCGAGACTGAATCCATTGCCGCCAAAGCCGCCAGTCAGCCCTCCTAATCCGCCGACGCCGCCCACTCCACCGAGTGCCAAACTACCGACCCCAAGCAGTGCGCCGAGTTGATTCTGTCCGACGTTGTAGTTGTTCATTGTTGCCGCGGCGTTCGATGCGCCCTGCCCTGTATAGTTGGCATTCGCTGCAGCGCCTTGTCCTTGGAAGGAAGCGTTGAGAGCATTCGCGCCACCCGTGGCGGCATTCGCGCCGCCAGCAACCGCATTGGCATTCGCGCCTAGATATGGCTGGAGGCCAGCCAGATAGCTATTATAGGTGCTGTCCGCCAGTCCGGTGGCATATTTCAACGTGTCGGCATCCGCGTTGCCTGAAGCGAGATTCCCAGCAGCAGCATGAGTACGATCAAGCGCTTGCAACCCGTTGGTCAGGGCGAAGCCAAAATTTCCATATTGGCCAGAATTGTGGAACGTATCCATGGCATCTTTCAAGCCACTAACACCGTTCGCGCCTGACGCATTACCGTAGGCCGTAGCACCCGCGCCGGTCGATGCAATCAGCGGATTATAGAGATTGGTGGCCTGCCCGTATCCCGCAGTGATCGCGTTACGCCCCTGTCCATAGCTTGACGACAGCGCGTCATATCCCTGCTGAAGGCCCTGATTGCGTTGGCGTGCCGCTTCCTCGGCGGTATCGTTTGAAAACAGGTCAAACAGCCCCATCAGTTAGCTCCCGGAGTCCAAAGCTTGGTTGTGCTGTTGTAAATCAAGACCTGTCCGTTCGTCGGCGCAGTCGTCGAGACATCAGGTAACTGCGCTAGCTTCTGATGAAATTGAAACCACTCGTACCAAGTCTGATTCATGGTGCCGGTTTTTGGATCAACGACAGGAACATCTTTGCCGGGAAAAGCTGCCATTAATTCCGCCTGATCTGCATCGACTGCGTTGCGCCGAGAAATCCGACATACACTGCGTCACTGACCTTCAATCTCCAGCGCCGCCCCTGCACGCCTGTCATTCCTGTCCTGAGAACTGTGATACGTTGCGGCGTTGCCTGAGCACCGAGAGCGCGAACCAATTCATTGCTCCAGTTAATTCCACCATCGTCCGACCATGAAATCCCAACGCTCGGAGTTGTCTGTGTTGGATCCACGCCAGTTGCCTGCCCGACGCCAACCACGAAGTTGAAATCCGCTCTGCCGACTTTCGTCCTGTTCGGAAAGCCTACGACGGGCCCGCTATCGAGCTGGAACTGCAGCGGGTTGGTCACCTCGCCGTAGTTCGTCGGATCGACATAGAGAAGCTGGCCGGCCTGCGTGTCGCCCGTGATCCACTTGCCAAACGCGAAATGTCCGCTGACCGCGCGCGTCCGAACCTGCAGATAGCTCGAACACTCATTCCACTTCTGTGAGCCGATATCAAATTCCCATGTGAAGGTCGAGCACGTCAGTCGCCATTTGGGATGACCGCCAGAGATGTATACCGATGCTTCAAGCTCGGTCTTGTTCGCGACCTTCGCGATCAGCCGGTCTAGATCAGGCGGAGATATCTTCTGCGGGTTCGGCGTGCCATTGTGCAGCACGACCGAGTTATCATCCGCAGCCCAAATCAGCGCAGACCCGAACCCATCCTCATGTCCAGCCACAGCGTAAGGGCTCATCAAACCGCGTTGGATCACATAGGAGCGCGTGAAGGGAAAGCCTGTGGGTTGCGCTGTGTTCGAATAGACCGCGCCGAACGTCGGTCCCCAGACGTAGTATTGACCGTTGAAGGCTAGCCCGCGGGTGAGGCCTCCCGGCTTAGCCTGCTCTTTTGTCTTGTCCGTTGTGGCGATCGTGACATCGTTCAAGCCCGATGCTTGGATCGTGCCATCGCCATAGGTGAAGATGAAAAACCCATCCATGAACCCGACGCTGTTCGGCGTACCGATATCGGGATCAGCAAACGAGATGACCGTGGTAGAGGATACCGAAAACGCTCCCGTTCCTGGAGCCACGCAAACCAGATCAGGCGTCGGCGTCTTGTTGTTGCGCGCCCAGAACACCTTCTCCGTTCCATTGAGCGTTCCAGTCAGGGCTGTTTCAGCGCCCGTGGAATCAAAGAACGAGGCCTTGCCGCTCCATGCCGCATAGAGGAAATTGTTGACAAGCTGCATGCCGCGGAAGCCGGTATTTGCCGATGTTGCGAACCTCGTCAGGCCCGGATTTTTGCGCCAGACAACCGCGGGTGGCAGAAGCTTCTTGCTGGCTTCTACATCTTTGCCGAGTGGTTCGGCCGCACAATTTATTAATCTCCCCGCCGACTCCTGAGTACTCGCGCCCGGCGAGCTGGACAATGGGAAGGGTATACTGACTGTTGTCATTCAAACCGCGCAAACTCGCCGAAGAGGCGGCTTGCAGCTTCGCAATAAGCGGCATGAGCTTCTTCAGGAGTTGGAAAGTATCCGATTGTCTTATGGACACCCTGGAAGCCTATCTGCGCTACCCACCTCTTGGTCTGCCTATACCAGGAAACTCCCTTGAAGCCGCTCTTGTTGTCGATCCTCTTTCCCGCATTCGCTTTGTTTTGGCTATTAGTAGCCAGCCTCAAATTACCCCACGCATTGTTTCCTCGATCATAATCTCGGTGATCAATGCGTTCAGTTGGCCACTCTCCTGTCATAAGAAGCCAAGCAAGCTGATGACCCTTGTATCTGCCCCCGCAAATCCTAATCAGAACGTAGCCATCACAATCTGCGCCAGCTATCGACCCGCGAGGCGTGTTATTCGCGGGCGAAACTTTCCAAATAAAACCCCCCGTGAGGGGGTTATAATCGAGCAATTCGCGGACACGTTCGGCAGTAGGTTTCATCAAAAAAATTCCACGGATTGCGGCCCATAGCCGGGCTGCTGTCTCGCAATTACCCGAATACGGTTGCGGAGCTGCTGTGCAACCTGTTCGTTGGACTGCGCGCCAAATTCCTCAGCCGCAGCATTCGCGACCAGCTTGCAGAATGTCACGAATAGCGAGTCGTCCAGGTCATCGGGATCGCCGATGTAGATCGTCCCATCCGCATTCAATTCCGACACTTCGTCGTCAATGTAGCCGTCGATCGTATCGGCATCTTCAGCGGACGGCGTTTGGCCCACGTCTCCCCCGACAAGGATCGCAATCGTCTTGAATTGGATGTCTTGACGGGTTTTGGACATCGGACCTCACAAAGGAAAAGGGGCGGCCGAAACCGCCCCTCTCAAGTTTCAGACTGCCGGGGAGGGCGTCGGCAGCGGTGCGGGAGCCGGCTTGGTGTCGGGCTGCGAGGTGGTCGCAGCCTTGACGGCAGGCTTCTCTTCCTTGGTGATGGCCTCGTGGACCGCCTTGGCTTCCTTGGCCTTCTCGGCCGCTTCCTTGGCAGCCTGCTCGGCTTCAGCAGCGGCTTTCGCCGCCGCTGCCTTGTCCAGGTTCGAGGGGCGTCCGCGCTTCACCGGAGGCTTCACCGTATCCGGCGCATCCTTGCCCATGGCAAAATCGAAGTACGGATTGCCCTGGAGCTTGTTGAACAGATGCGGGTTATCGTGGTCGTTGATCTCTTGCGACTTGCCGTCGAAGAACGTCAGTCCGCCCATTTCAACAACCTTGCTGTCGCCGATCGGGGCGACATAGGTCACAGTTGCAGTTTTCATGTCATTTCTCCTATTGGGCCATGAAGCCTTCGAGATACACCTTCATCGTTCCGGCCACGGAGGCCGCACCCTGAAGCGTGCAGGTGATGAGGATTTCCGTGTCAACCGTGTACAGGAAGTACAGGTTGGTACCGTCAACCGGCGTGGTGAATGCCGTCTTGGTCGCGCCGGCCTGACCACCCGTATCGGACGACAGGAAGCGAGTACCCAAGACCGCGTCACCAACGCTGAGCAGAAGCGCCGCGCCAGAGTCCATGTCGGTCATGACGAAGTAACCGCCCGTCACGGTGAAGCCGGCCGGCACCTTGAAGGCGCCCACCGTATTGCCCGTCACGAGATCGGCCGCCGTCAACGCGACGGTTCGGCCGATGACCTTCTTGGTGCCCATAAAGCCCATCGGGCCGACTTGAGGCTGCCCCCAATCCTTACGATAAGTCATGTTTCATTCTCCTTGATTGGGTTAGGCGTTCGCGACGCCAGAGACGAAGCCTGTCACCATGCCCCAGTCGACAAGCGTGTTGCTGGAGTCATTGATCGAGGCCTTGGCGACCTTGCCCACGCCGTACTGGGCTTCGATGCCCATGCCCGTGATAAAATCATAATCCCCGTCTTCAAGCTGGGTCGGACGCGGCATCTGGCCCATGGCATAGGCAAGCGCGCCTTGGCCACAGAGGAACACGGGCTCAACCGCGATCGAGCCGGCGCCGACACCCGACAGGAGCAGGCGCTGGGTGATCTCAGGAATTTCCAGATAGATCACACCGTCGAAGATCAGACCGCCGCCGTGGAAGATCGGATTGGTCTTGGTCGGATCGGCACCCTCACGTTCGCGGGCATCGCGGTTCGCCTGGAACATGACGGGATCGGCTTTCAGATCGCGCATCGCACGCGAGCCGAGGAAGCAAACGTACCATTCCTGGTCTGTGCTCTTCATCTGGAACGGCGTGATCTTGGGAAGGCCATTGTAGGTGCCAGGGTTCGACGCGCTAACGCCGGTCTGCTGGGCGACGCTCTTCATCAGAGAGCCGACCGCGGCCGTCATCTTGTCGTTGGTGGAGTCGACGTTGGCCACTGCAGTTGCGAACGTCGCGCTATAGTTCGCAATCACGGAGCCGAACACGACGCGATCGACGTTCGCAGCCGTCCAGGCATTCTTCTGGGCAGTCGTGGCAGCCGACCATTTGACGCCGTTGACACGGTTGCCGCCGCCGGTTGCCGTCAGACGGCCAGCTTGGACCGCCGCGGTCGGGATCGACAACAGGCTGTCCACGATGTCATCGCGAACAATGCGCCGCGCCCAGCCGCCGAGCAGCGAACGTGCCGTCGAGCGGATGTTGAAGCTCGATTCCTTGTTGACCGCCCGGTTGTTGGCCACAGCGTTACGAGCCCAGTCCGCCCAGACCGGAAAGCCGTAGCTGTCGAGCTGTTCCTCATTGCCTCGCAGGAGGCCAGCGCCGACACCTGAGCCGGTGAGCTGAGTGACGAGCGGGATATTGATCTCTTTGCCGTCGCCGGTGAGATCGGACATGCGCACGATAACGGAAGTCGAGTCCGGCCCCATGAAAGGGTCGAAACGTGATTTGCGGAGGAAATCAACGGCCGCAGTCCTGCGGAATTTGATGATTTCGTTGTTAACATGATTGGAAGTGAGGGCCATTTAAGGCATCTCCTTATGGTTGTCGGCCCTCACCCGCCCAACAAAAAACCCGCCTCTAAGGGCGGGTGGTTTTCATCGGATTGAGGCGAGATCAGCCGGCTATTTCTCGGAACAGCTCTCCATCCGAGACATCTGTGTTCTCGGACCTGAGCGCTGCATTTGAACGGCTTGCGCCGCTGAGTGATGGAGGCAGTTCCACACGGGGACGGCCATTGGTCTGTTGAGGTTGAGCATCAGTGCGCCAAGCTTCCATCGCCGCCTTTCGAAACTCAGGGTCTTTCAGAGCTTCTTCGCGCAGGCGCTGCTTGTAAGCCGTCAGATCGTTGCCGATCTCAGCCTGGGTCTTTCGCTCACGATGCCATTCTAGAAGCGTCTTGCCGGGATCGCGTGAGCCCTGCATTCGAGCCTTCAGTGCCGGATCGACGGCCTTCTGAGCGGCTGCATACGCCTCATCGAACTCGGTTTGGTTGGCTTCACGGGCGCGGAGGAGACTGTCCTCGCGACGTTCGTTGAGCATTTCCTCGCGGAGTTCGTCACGGACAGCTTTGGCGTAGCCTTCTGGATCAAGCAGAGGATCAGGCCGTGCGGGCTTCTCGACCTTGGGCTGCTCGATATGTCGCTGCGGAGCCTGACGCGATTGGGCCAATTCGGCCTTCAGGCGCTCATTCTCTTCGGCAACGCGCCGCTTTTCCTCGTTGATCTCCCGAAGTCGCCATGACGGAACAAGCGGCGCATTGTCGTCGACTGTGGGCTTCTCAGCCTCGGCTGGCGTCTCTGCAATAACTTCCGTTTCAGGCTTTTCGGGCTGCTCAGCCTCCACCACAGGCGTTTCGGTCGTCTCGACCGGCTCATCCGTCACGGCTTGGTTGAACAGTTCGGCTTCGTCCAGCTCTTGGTTCTCAACAGTCATGGTCTTCCTTCTTCTGCGTTTCGTGCAGCGACGTGATGCCCTCTATCGCTTGGGCTGGCGTGGTAGTCTTTGCCCTTTATCGTGCAGGCGAACGATTGGTGTGCTATGATTTGCGCTCAACCTTACGGGAGCGGCAAATGAGTGAGATGATAGAGCAGGTAGCTTTGGCTATATTTCGCTCTCGATATTCCGATAGCGAACATTTGGCTTACTGGCCTGATCGGCTCGACGAACTGGTAAACGGGCCGCCCTTCGACGCTGAAGGCTATCGCGACATGGCTCGCGCCGCGATCGAGGCGATGCGGGAGCCTAGCGAAGAGATGACCCTTTGTGGGGCCGAGATAGAGCCATTTCGAGAGACATTTATCGGAAAGACAGCTGCAGCCATCGCTTGGCGATCCATGATCGACGCTGTGCTAGGCAAGGTTGATGCCTAAGCTCACTGATAATAGCCCCACACCGTAGTCGTCGCGACGGTCGCGCCGGCACCTAGCGCGGGTCCCGTCACAACGATCGCCACACCAACCGAGGTTGCCGGCACGCAAGGCAGGAATGCCTCATCAACCGGCCCCGTATTCGGAACCGCCGCGCCTGCCGCAAGCGTGGGATAACCGAACGACATCGTTCCGCCGACGACGCCTGTCATCGTCACGGAGCCAGCTTGCGCTGCAGTGGCATTCGAGCCTGCGAAGTAGAAACCGCAGATGACAGCCGTCTTGTTGGCGAGCGCTGGAATTGACGCCGCAACTGCGGCAGTCGTGCCGCTCGCGCTGTTTGTGATCGGAATAGCGCCCGGGGGATAGCCTGCCTGAGCAAGGGCCGTGCACGACCAAAGCAGCGCGGCGAGAATGACCAAGATACGTTTCATACGGTTGCCTCTTGCGGTTGCTGGGCCGCCTGCTGAGCTAATTGCTGCTCATGCGCCCGATCTGCATCGTTCTGCACTGCCTCATGGGCGCGGTCCTGAGCCGCGGCAATGTGGTCGCTGGCGATCTGGCTAAAACCAAGGATGCCTTCCAGCTTCGCGGCGAGCATTGAACTATCCTGATCCGTCTTGGCGCCGATGCGCGCAACCTCGATTTTGGTCAGCGCGTCAAGCTGGGCCTTGCGCCATTCCAGGCTGATATCGGCCGCAGCCTTCTGGCCCTCTGCGGCGATTTCCATCTGCTTGATCTGGCCTTGCGCGGCAACCTTTGGATCAACCGGCGGGGGCTGGTTCTGCTTGGCCGTGATCTTGTCTATCATCGGCTTCTTTACCGACTGCGGCAGCGGCGACAGTTCCAGCGCGATCTCCGGATTGGCCTGCACGAACTGCGGTCCAAGCGTCTGCAGGACCATCATCGCATCGCCCTGCATGTTGACCGCGTCCGGGCCTTCGTCGATGATGATATCCACATCAATCGAGCCGATATCGTTGACGATCGACGGCCGCCCATATTGATCTACGTCCAGCTTGTTGATCTGGAAGAATTGCGCCAGGTTCTGGTCATCGGTGACGCGAATCCAGCGCTCCGAGGTCCAGTAGCGCTGGACGATATTTGCAATGTCGCGATAGACCCGGATTTTCCAGTTCTTGAACGCGCTCAGATATGGCCCAAGCTCTGCGATACCGGCTTGCTGAAGCAGTTGGATAGCTCGGCCGCTTGAATCCTCCAACCCTTGACCGATCAACGCAGGATTAGGCCCGAAATTCTCGATCTCGTTCTTGGCTTCCTGGAGCATTTCCAGTTGGCCCTTGAAATCCTGGATCGTGGTTTGATCCGGCTCCATCTTCAGGCCGGGATTGGTTTCAACCCAGCCGTCCGGCTTCGCCCATTCGCGACGGGCTACCTCGATATCGTCGACGGCGCCCTTTTCGGACACCACGCGGCGACTATTGAGCAGGTGCAGCGCCTTGGAGCGCCGATGGTTCACTTCATCCTGGGGCGATTTCAGGTTCCGCACAAACCCGTAGCGATCGCCATCATGATCCACGTTCGCCGAGAACATCCGGTAGCGCGGGAACGTCTTGCCCTTCTCATCGATGAACGGAGACACGCCCTGCATCAGCATCAAGTTGCCGATGTACAGGCACCATTTCCATTTGCCGCCACGGATATACCAGTGATCAATCAGCCTGACCTTTTTCTCGGTCGTATTGATCCAGTTCCGCTCTTTGTCCTGGTCGTTGATCGTGATCATGTCGGAGCCAGACTCCATCATGGCATCGATCTCTTTAGCCTTGGCCGGAACGATCTCCTTTGCGAGCTCTATGTCGACCCATTTCGCAACGCCGAGATAGCGCGCGTCCGTAAAGCCCTCATCGTATGAGCGGGGGTCGTAGAAAAACCCGTCGCCGTATGCGATATGCATCTCTAGGGAGGGATCGCCTTCATCGCCCGGAACTAGATCGTATTCAATGCCAGCGATGCCATCAATGCCGGCCGCGCGGGCAATCCTCGCCGACTTGGACTTCCAGTCGTTATTATCCAGCACAAACCGCAGAACCGCAGTCATCAGCTCCGCGCCCTCGTCATGCTTAGGCGTGCGAGGATAAGCCTTAGGGTCCTGCCTCAGCCTCTCCACAAGTCCAACAACGGCGTCGATCTTACGGACAATCCTGTTTGAGGTAACAACCGGCTGCTTGCGGCGGCGCAGCACCTCGATCTCATGCTTTGTCCACTGATCGCAGTGGTAATAGTGGCGAGACTCGACCATCTCGCGGCCTTCAGCGTCCTTGGCAGCCGCATAGTCCGTATATTGCCGGCGCAGGCGCGTGATGTCGTAGTAGTCCTCATCCTTTCCCTGGTCGATTGCTGGCGCTACTGAGCGCTGAGCTGGGAGGGGAGCGGTTTGCATTAGAAGACCGCGTCGACCGTAAGCCAGAATAAGATCGAGAAAACAAAGATCGCGATAGCGGCCATCATCACTCGTCGGCCTTGAATTTGTACACAACGTCGCCGTTCCAGCGGCGACCTATCAGCCAACCTTTGTACATAGGTGTCACCTCTTCTCGCCCAAAAGTCCGCACCAGAAACCAATAAAGGCTCGAAACCGCATCGCGCATCGTGATCATTTCGGCTTCCCCGGGCGGCCGCAATACCAGCCGTAGTCGTATGGGGTGTAAGGCGGCACTGGATTGTACGGCGTCGGGTTATAGCGCATCAAACTCTCCTGACCTGTGTGATTTCCACACCGCGACATAAACGAATTGAATTGCTTATCGAGCCAGTCAACTTTATGCGCTGACGATCTTGGTCCGACAAAGAACACTCAGTGACGGGATACCAATAACTGAATGTTACCTTCCCTCGAGAGTAGGAGATTTCGACCCCGAATCTCTTGGTCCCAATTCGCATCACAGCACCTTCAATGAATCTGCGTCGGATCGATCGGCCATAGATTTATAGCCACTGACATTCTTGGGCTTCTCGTCTGCCGGCGGCTTCCTGATCCAGGGCCGCGACATACAGGCGTATCGAGTTTCGTCCGGCGCATGGTCTTCCATGTCGCTATCTACATCTTCCGCCTTCAGCGGATCATGCTGCAGCGCAGGCAATGTGCGGATCAGGTCAATACAGGTTGAAAACACGACCAGCATCGGCAGTCCTTCTTCATCGCCATCTAATCGGCCACGGACCTGATCCCAACCGCCCATCGCGCCGCGGCCTGGCACGCGCTTGTTGTCGGCAGGCCGGAACGGAACGAGCTTTGCCTTGATCAGCTCTGCGTTGATCCGCTCTGATATAGGCGGCCCGCCATCCTCGCTGAATGCTGCAGGATCAAGAACACCACCAATAAGCTTAGGATCAGAAGCTTCCAGCACCGCAAGATGTTGGCCCACCTTATCAGCATGCATTTTAAGGCCGACATTGGGCTTCCCCGGTTGCATCCCGTACCACTCGCGATAACGCACCATGCAACCACGCGGCAACCAAACGCCCTGCGGCGTCTTGAACTTGTCTCCTACAACGGCCCACCAACCGAATGAGAATGGCTTGGCCGAGCCCCAGTCCCCGGATCGGAAGCGGGTCCAATCCTCAGGGATTTCGAATGGCCTTACGACGTGGCGCTGAGCATCCCAGCAATCGAAGAATGCGCCTTCAACAACGTCCCAATCGCCGGCAAGCCAAGCCCTGACGAGTTCCTTCGAACCCGATTGATAAAGGTTCGCCACATAACCCGAGCCGAGATATCGATTGTCGCTCAGCTTCGACGGGATGAACACCCGGTTCTTGCGAATGACTTCGCCTGTAAAAGGATTTGTGAAATCATCCCACATAAGCTGCCAGCCGTGCGGCGCGGGCGTGATATAACGGGCCTTCACCCATTGATGGCCAGGCCCTCCTGGATTCCCCGTTGCATGAAATTGGCATGGAACATCAGTCGGCGATCGCAGCGTGGCCCTTAGCTTATTGACGGGCGCCGGATCAGCCCAATGTGTCAGCTCCTCAAAGAAAACGTCAGTATAATTGTGGCCCTGGTAGTTGTCCGCGTCCGCGTCCCGATCAAGGTATTCGAACTTGAGCCGAGCCCCGTTCGGAAACGTCCACCATTTCTTTTGCTCGCTCCACTTCGCTCCGATCGGCCCGTAAATCTGCCGAGAGCGCTCAATGGCCTCCTTCAAATCCTCGCGCGACCGACGAAAGAACACCCCCACGCAATGCTCGCCGTATCGAGAAGCCTTAATGGCGAACTTGCCAAGCATCCCATCAGTCTTGCCGCCGCCTCGAGCCCCGCCATAGAAAATCTCATCGGCCGGGCATTTGACGAGAGCAGTTTGCGGACCAACCTGAGGCGACCAGGCCAGCTTAGTGTTTCGGGGCGTGCTCCCGTTCCCAGTCCTCAACGTTGTCGACGGGATCGCTGGAGACAACATACGTCGTGTTCACATTCTGGTTTTCAGTGCGCTCAATGAACATCCCGAGTTCCTTACCAAGCAATTCAAGCGCGCGGTTCGCAACGCTGCCCTGGTACTGGTACTCGCCGATCGCCTCGCCCTCATCATCGGTCTTTACCGGTGTGGCCTGCATGGCCCTAGCGACGTTCTCCATGAGCGTTTGAATGATCCACTCCTTGGTAAGGGCCGTGGATTTAATCGCCTCGGCGGTCGCCTGCGCGTGAATGGACTCACGTTCTGCGAGAATTTCAGACACTCTGTTTGAAATGCTTTGCTTCTGCTTTAACGTTGCCGCGTTTCCGCGATTTGGTTTAAAGCCTGCGGTCTCATATGCTTTATCCGCAGCAAAGCCTTTCGCCAGTTCCTGCGCAAAGCGTTCGTGGCGCTGATTATCAAGCGGTGGCATTTATTCCGGGCCCATATTGCTCAGTTGCCCGAGGCTCGACTTGATATCGTCAGCCTCAGACCTCAGAGCCTTGGCAACGCCCTTAACCGTGTTGATGCCCGTTCGGACTTCGCCAGCCGCGGCGATCAAGTCCTGGTTGGCCGCGTCGACTTCGCCTTTGATGGCTGAGATTAGCCTTTCGACTGATGAGCCGAGCCCCGCTGCGCCTGTGACATTGCGCTTCAGGGGTTCCGACACAGCGACCGCGGTCATAGGGGCTGTAGCGGGCAACTCGTTCGGAGGGAGCGGCGTTACATTCGCTGCATCGTTCATGGGCTTCTCTGGCTTTGGTCTGACTGGCCATCCACGAGGCGGCATTTCCCTGCTCAGTCCAAGAACGGCTTGCTGGAGGTCTTTGGCGTAGGCGCTGAAGCGGATAGGACTGAACGTCGGGCGATGGCAACCCTCAGCGCACGATGCCTTCATAGCTTCGCTGAAGCCGATTGACGGCCTCCATCAGGATCGACACGCGAGCCGAAATGCTGTCCTGTCCGACACCCTGCTTTTCGATGCCGGCATCAGGCCGCTTGAACTCTGAACGTTGGGATCACCGGCGCCTGCAAGCTGACCGGGCCCATAACCAGCATTGATTGCGTTCGAAGCGTAATCCATTTTCGATCTCCCAAATAAAAACGCCCCGCTGGATTTCTCCAGGAGGCGCAAATCATCATCTTGGCTGATTTGGTCATATTCCTGACGGGATTGCAAGGGCCTAGGAATGAGCAAGCGGCTTATGGCTAAAGGCGTAGAAAACTGTGAACGATGTGCCGTCTTCACCTTTGCAAACTGGGAGCCGGAAATAATTCCGAACAAAAAACCGCTTCCGCCATCCCTCTCCGGAAAAGTCACTCCAAAAATCACGCACGGCGATCATATGAACCCCGTTGTCATCTCGGTCGCCTGCGATCGTTCCTCCAAGCATGTGCGGACCAAATTCAAATGAATAGACTGATTTTGCGTTGCCCGCTTCGCAAGACTTATCCACAAACCATTGAAGAGCACCAGCAAGGCAGAACATAGCCGACAACCCAAAGAAAATGAATTTCATTTCAAATCCCCCAATGCTTCGCCAGCTTTCTAGCACATTCCCGCAAAATCTTCTCAGCTCCATCCCGAGCCGATGTCCGTGAGGTGAAAACCCCGATCGACCAGCCCGCGACCTCGAGCGAGGTTTCCGCGCACATCACGTTCTCCACAACAATATGCGGTTTCCAGCCAAGTAATTCCTTTGCATCCCGATATTGCCGGCGGTGGTGAGCCTGCTTTTCGGTCTTCGGCATGCCAGACATTCCGGATGGATCCGACGCGAATATCCGGTTGAGATCGACGCTGCCGATCGAGCATTCCAGGCCACCATGGTGCCAGTGGTGTTTGTAGCGCTGCAGGGCGAGATATTCGGACCTGACTGTCTCCTCCTGCCCCCTCCCCTTGGCTCGCTTTGCAAGGCGGCTATAAAGGCGGTCAACCGTCGTATCCAGGAAATGATAGACTCGCGTGCCCTGTTTGTCGTCGCCTATGGCGTAGCTTCCCTGAGCCTTTGCGATGCGTTCCGCGGTCGGGCCGTCGAAAACTGACCGGGTATACTCCGGATTCGGAACGCCCTTGATCGTTGCGGGAACGCCGGTTCGGCGGATGTTTTTCGTCACTGTGGCCCCGTGCATGATTATTTGCCCTTCCGTTCGTGATAGTCTTTCAGCCATTCGCGAAGCTGCGTTTCATCAAGCCGAGGTCGACCAAATATTGCGCCGGCACAAGCAGTCCTTTTTTCCCGTCCGGCGAAGTCCATGGCTCACAGCGAAATTCGATTTTCGAATAGCCTGGATGGTCTTGCGCCACGAAAACCTTGCCGATATTCGGGCTCGGCTTCTCGTATGGCTTCGGGATTAGCTTGAGCACTGGCTTGCGGAGACGCTCCAAATGTTCCTGATGTTCCTCGCAAGCTTCCACGATTTCACTAATTGTCGGCGGCCACTTGGAACGGCGCTGGATGCCCGTCCGCGGGTCGCAGACGTACTTGATCACCTCATCCGGGAAGCCCTCCAGGACCGCTCCGAGCGAATTCTTGAATCCGTCCGCATCCGAATACTGATCAATTCGATATGCGGAAAAAAGAGCTATCTGACAGCGTATTATCAGCGCTTTCCTGTCCCTCAAGCTCAGCGAGCTCGCGGTGGAGTGCGTCCGTGAGACTGCGGTTGGGTCGATCGGCCTGAGCTTTTCCATGATACACCGTGAGTTTTGAAGCTTCTCGAATTTCGACGATTGGGACCGGGGCGGATTGTCGGGCAAATAGCTCTGCTACGGCGTTTTCGAAATAATCGACCGTGTGAGCGGGAGGTCCGCGTTTTCGCACTGCGGCTCCCCTTACCCCAGCGATGATGATTTCAGGAGGCCATCCGGCCGTGAGCCACGCCTGCACGCGAAGCGCGGCCCCGCACCAACCAGGAGGAACGAAATCGAGACTGTGACCGGCTATGACGCAGAGTTCGTCGGCAAGATCGCGAGCTTCCTTCGAAACGATCACGCGCGGAGTAACAGCATCATCTTCTTCCTTGTCTTCCCTGCTTTCTTCTTTGTCCCGAGACTGTCCCGCTTGTGTCCCAGACTCGTCCCGATCATTGTCCCGAGACGGCAGGCTTACTTTCTGGTATTCGTCGTATTTGCATATGGTTATGATTGTTATCGACTGTCCCGCTTGCGCTTCTATCATCGTATCGCTTTTGAGAAGGTCCAAAAATCTCCCTACGGACGACTTCGACCAACCCCATTGCTCCGCCAGAAACCTAATCGAAAATGCAAGCTGGCCCCGCTTGAGTTGCACCCTCTTGCGATCAACAAAAACCGACTTCGCCTTCCAGGTCGCAGACGAAATCAGCCATAGCCAAGCCTCGCGCCGGCTGAATGGCTCGCGCGATTGAAATATGGGATGATCCCAAATGCCGCGATCAACGGCGAAAACTCCACGTTCACTCAAGCTTAATTCACCCGCCTTCCTGTGTTTCGGGAACGCGGTGATCTACTGTTTCACGTGACACAAAAAACGGTTTCACGGGTTCACCGCTTCCCGTCCATTCCATCAGCGTTGACCATTGGCCGTGATGCGTGTCGGCTAGTGAATCATGCTTAATCCAGCCGACGCGGAGCCAGTCTTCGACTTCCTGGTTGCGGACGAAATGGAAAATCTTGCCGGTCATGCTGCGGATTTCCGAGCCTTATTGTCTCGGCGAATACGCTTGTGGAGCACCAGCGATATTTCTCGCTGGAGATGCCCATGATCAATGCTCCGCGGCTTGAATTGCCCTCTGGCGGACATCAGACAGGCGTAACGTTCATCAAGGGGCATTCGACGGGCCCGATTGAGCAATTCAATGAGGTTCATATACCTACCTCCATCAGTGCCGTATTACGGACGGCATCCGAAAGCATGGCGCGAAGCTCGCTTCTGGACATTTCCGGGAGTTTTGGAAGATGGATGCGATAGTCGCGCGAGGTCTTGGACGTACCTTTGGCGACGAAGGATGCGCGGATTTGCTTCTTCTCGGCCTTCCGCTCGGCGGATGGCTCCGCTTTCCATCGCTTCCCCTCGGCCTTCTTCGAAAGGTTGCGTTGTTTTGTTGCGGCTCGCGCTACCGGAGCCGGCCTTTTGTATCCCATGCGATGTGCGCGGCCGATGAGCGAACTGCGGGTGTAGTCGGTCCCGAAATTCCGATTGATGTATCCAACCATGTCTCTAAAGCTGCGGTCGCCGCGTGCGATCATTGAGCGCAGAAAATCAGAATGTTCGTCGGGCCAGATGATGCTCAATTAGTTCCCCTTCCCTGATGCTAATTCAGGCGCGATCCATATCGCGAAGCTGGCGCAGCGCGCTGAGAAGCGCAGCAATCTCCGGGCTATGAAAATCCGGATCCCGCGCATTGAGTCCTCCAAGTATTTTTTCGTATTGGGCCGCGAGTGCATCAACTTCCTTGCGGCCCGCTTGGATAGCGTCCGCAGCTCTCCGTATGTCTCGGGCGGCCCAATGCTCAGGATCGTCAATCTCGCCATACCAAAGAGCCTTTACCGTTCGGAATGTGACTGTCGAGACGCGGCGAGGAACGCGGGATAACCAGCTTTCGCGGGTATCTCCCCAGCCCCTAGGTCCTGCAACAATCGCTATCTCTTTACGCACGGAACGCTCTCCGGATTGAATTTCCGACATCTGGAATCCTCATGTGATGAACTCATTCGCATGAAGAGTGACAACGATAATGACCCGTTACCTTTTATCGCGCTCGCTGCGCTAACAGCGAACGTCGTAAGACACTTAGAACTCGACCATGAAAAACGAAAAGACACAGACCGCGAAAAGGCCCCAGAGGCCCAGCGCGAGCAGGATGACGTAGCCAAACGAGATTTTATCGCTCGACGAATCCGGGATATCGAAGCCTTCGAAAGGCGAGCGGCCGGAATCGTCAAGCGAACCGGAGGGCAAAGGGAATAAGAGATCGCGCTGCGTTGTTTGCGCGTAGTGAGAGTCGGCAGGCTGATGTGCCCCCGTCATGGCCTGCCGACTTGTCACGCCAAGGTTTCTGCTCATCGGCATTGCTCGATCTCCAGTCCGTTGGTGGCGTTCTTGAGACAGCGGCGGTGCTCTGAATTGTATCTATCGACTCCGTCCATCATTGATCCGAGAACAAGCAGGCCTCCGACCAACATGCCAAGACAGATCGCCGATGCGATGATCCAAGAGAGAACGGTTTGGCCGCGCTCGCCCCAAGTTTTCTCGCGCCACGTCAGATAGAGCCAATCTCGACTCATGCTGCCCTCGCGCGAATAGCTGCGGCGCCCGCCGGGCGGGTTGGGGGGAGGATTGCTGGCGAGCGCCGCTCTACGTCAGGAGAGGATGCAACTGACGCAAATGAATCTGGATTTGAAAGGTGAGCAAAATTGCACACCGGATATAAAGAAATCGCGATGTTATATGTCGGCTCCAGTGCGTACGGTTTCAAACTTGGAACGCAATACCGAAAGTTGTGATCAAAATTCGTCACATTTCCGTTGCCTGATCGACAAGATGGTGTCTCAATCCCAGAGAGAAAATTCTGGGGGACGCCAGCATGAGCGGGACAGCAGACGTGATCAATTTTGCTCATGCGCGTGCCTCGGCCTTGAAGCCAAACACAGATCCATCCACTTCCCTTCCAGAGGCCGCCAGCGCCTCACGGATAAGCAAGAATTTGTCGGAGGCGATCTTGCCCCGCTCGCGCCAATTGCTCACAGCGGGCGCGCTGACGCCGGCCAGAGAGGCCGCTGCGGCGGTCCCTCCCAAAGCTTCAATGACTTCGTCAACGGTGGTCAGCATGCCCCTTGATACTTCACGAAACGTGAAGTTGTCAAGGGCTCACGCAATGGGAATAGTCACAGATTGTGAATTCGGGCCTGATGCCCGGGTCATGAGATCGATCCCGGACATTGCAGACCGACTTATTGCAACGCAAAAAGCGCTGGGGATTACTCCGGCGGAACTTTCGCGCCAGGCTGACATCCCTGCCAATCAATGGACCCAGTTCACCGATCCGAAGTATAAGCGCCGGATTACCCTCGCTGCGGCCTATAAGCTAAAGGATACCTTCGGGATCACCCTCGAATGGATATTCGACGGCGATCGCACCCGCCTTCCCCATGAGATCGCGGTAAAGCTGCGTAAAGCGGCCTGACCTAAGCTCCCAGCCCCATTTAATTTTTGGCGAAGTTCACAAAACGTGAAAATTGTGCTTGACGACTTCACATAACGTGAAGTAGGCTGCTCTTCACAAACTGGGAGCAGCCTCCAAGTGGCCTACGATTGGCAATCTCTTCAAATCATTCCTGAGCCCAATAGCGGCTGCTGGATTTGGCTGGGGCCGATAAACCAACACGGTTATGGACGCGTGCGCTTGAAGAGCGGCCGCTCGCAAGTAGCTCACCGGGCTTTTTACGAAGCTCATCATGGCATCGTCGCGCCTATAGGAATGCAGATAGATCATCTTTGCTTCCTTCGGTGCTGTGTAAATCCGGATCATTTGGAAGCTGTTACGCCTGCCGTTAACACGAGGCGCATGTTCGTTCGCATTCGCGGAATTGGGAGTGCATCCAACACTCATTGCCTCTACGGCCACGAACTTGACGAAGGCAACATTTGGACTCGCAAAAGTAACGGCAGACCCACGCAAGTTTGCCGAACGTGCGCCAAACAATACCGAGCCAGATATCGCAATAAGCAAAGGATATCTCAATGACCATCCACTCCTACTACGTCGTCATGATCGACTATGGCCAGCGCGGCCTTGAAGCCGTCGTGCAGCCCGAAGTCACCCGTCGCGAGATCATCTCCCGCATTGCATCCGGCGAATACCCCAAGGATGCAATCGAGTTCATCCACTTCATCGTGAACAGCCGATACATCGAGGACGTGACGCAGGACATCTTTGATGGTGCCGATGAAGTCATGATGGAAGCGGCGGAGTAAGGGCGATGCTCACTCCGCAGCAAGAAGCCGACCAACTTCTCAAACACTGGCAACTCCTCTGGCCCCTTCCGGCTGCAGAGCGGATCAAGCTCATCGACGAGATCACCAAGGACTATCGGTACGAACACGAGTTGCGCGTTGTGACGCATGAAATGGAGTCGATGCAATGACCCTACCCGCTGAAAACGTTCACCAGATCGAAGGTCCTGTTTCGCACCTTCCCGCGCCGCAGTCCGAGACTTCCGCCGTGCTCCACATGATCGAGCGCGCGGCCCGAGACCCCGCGGTCGATATCAATAAGCTACAGCAGTTGATGGAAATGCGCGAGCGCATCGAAGCGCGCACATCCGAGGCGGATTTTGACCGCGCTCTCACCGAAGCCCAAGCAGGAATGGGGCGCGTTCGGACCGACAGCAATAATCCGCAGACCAAGAGCCGATACGCCTCTTATGGCGCCCTGGATGCCGCCATGCGCCCTGTCTACACCAGCAACGGCTTCGCGCTGAGCTTCAACACGGAAAACCCGGCATCGGAAGTCGTCCGCGTCATTTGCCGTGTTTCCCATCAGCGCGGACATTCCCGCACCTATCAGATCGATATGCCGGCCGATGGCAAGGGTGCCAAGGGCGGCGATGTGATGACCAAGACGCATGCGACGGGATCGGCCGTATCCTACGGCATGCGTTACCTGCTCAAGATGATCTTCAACATCGCCGTGAGCGACAAGGACGATGACGGCAATAGCGCCGGCAGTGGCGACAAGATCAGCCAGGATCAAGCCACTGAATTGATCGCGCTTTGCGATGAAGTCGGCGCCGACAAGCGGGCCTTCTGCGAATACTTCGGGATCGAAGGGATTCCGATGCTTGCCGCAAAGGACTTCAACCGCGCCAAGTCAGCACTCAACAAAAAGCGGGGACAGAAATGATCCTCTTTTTTGATACCGAGACGACGGGATTTTTTGATGATCGGCTTCCGGTCGATCATGACGCACAGCCCTACCTAGTTCAACTCGCCGCCCAATTGTGCGACAAAAACGGAGCCTCTGTCGCGGGGTTTTCCTTCATCGTTTGCTATCCGGGAGTTGAGATTCCGGAGCGCGCGGCAGCGGTGCATGGCATCACGACTGAAAAGGCCATTCAATTCGGCATCGCGCCGGAATTTGCGCTTGCCGCATTCACCCATCTGTATCAGCGCGCCGATGTGATCTGCGCCCATAACATCAAATTTGACAAAGGCATCATGGAGGTCGCGATAGCGCGGCATTACGGCAAGACGATGCCACTACGCAAGCCATTGTTCTGCACGATGGAGGCCGCTTCGCCCATCGTCAATCTGCCTCCCACCGAAAAGATGCGTGCGGCTGGCTTTGATAAGCCGAAGCCTCCGAAGCTGGAAGAATGCGTCCGACATTTCTTCAATGAAGAACTGGATGGCGCTCACGATGCGATGGTCGATCTGTCGGCATGCCGTCGCGTTTATTTGCATCTCAAATCTATCGAGGTCGCGGCATGACCGAAGAAATCATTCAGGGATCTGACGAGTGGAAGGCCTTGCGCCTTGGCAAGGTGACGGCCTCCCGCGTCTCCGACGTGACTGCTAAGACCAAGACCGGATATAGCGCCTCCCGCGCCAACTACATGGCGCAGCTCATCGCCGAGCGGCTGACGGGCACGGTTGCGGAAGCCTACACCAACGCCGCCATGCAGCACGGCACGGAGACCGAGCCGGAAGCGCGAGCGGCTTACTCCTTCTACCAGGGCGCCTCAGTAAAGGAGGTGGCGTTCGTACCGCACCCGAAGATCGATCAGGCCGGCTGCTCCCCCGATGGCTTGGTCGGCGACGACGGCTTGGTCGAGATCAAGTGCCCGAATACGGCGGGGCATTTGGAAACCCTTCTCGGCCAAGCCGTGCCCGCTAAGTACGAAGCGCAGATGCAATTCCAGATGGCCTGCACGGGCCGGAAGTGGTGTGACTTCGCCTCTTACGATCCGCGCATGCCCGAGCATATGCGACTGTTTGTCAAGCGCATGCCGCGAGAC